ATTAGTGAATACAATACTGACAACGGGTATCATATGGGCGTATACCTATGTTTAGGACAAACATTCCATAATAGTAAACACTTTCAAGCCATACCAATTGACCGTATTCAATCATTTACAGACATTCATACTATTATGGCAAAGGAAAACAAGGCGTTTATTATATTGGGTCAAGGTATTCACAAAATAAAAAAGAAAGCAGAACAAATCGCGTGTAAAGAAGCACTAGACAACATAAATAAATTCGTATAATAAATTTGTGTGATAAATATATATAATTATATTTTTATTGTATATAAATGAATGTTGATTTTTTAAAACGAAAACCAATACCAAAACAAAAAAAGGGATTTGATATTTTTTTAGACCAACCTGAAGTAGTTCCTGACGAAAATAAAGTTGAAACTGAAAATAATAATCAAGAAAAAGAAGAAGACAAACAATACCCTTTGATTGTAGATAAACGTGGTGAGAAAGAAATCAATCGTAGTGATATTATGAAAAGACTACAAGGATTTAAATATAATAAACCTATTGAAGAAACAAAGGAAATGATTGTGATTGACGAACCCAAGGAAGAAGACGAACCCAAGGAAGAAGACGAACCCAAGGAAGAAGACGAACCCAAGGAAGAAGAACCCGAACCTAAGGAAGACGATGATAACATAGTCATTAGCGAAATGCCTGTCAAAAAAGGGCGAAAACTTAAAGAAGGAAACATTGATAAAGAAGTGGTAGCCAAAGGTATTGAAACATTTAAGAAGAATTTACCTAAGGAAAATGATAAGATATTGGTGAAAACATCATCGTATTACATGAATAACCGAAAAATATTCAACAAAAAGATTAACGAACTATTTAAGGATTATTTGAAGGATATTCAATCGGACAAGAGCGAAATCAGTTGCGGTCAAGACAATAATGATGATTTTAGTTTACTTACACATCAGAAAATTGTAAGAGATTATCTTAATATATACACACCATATCGTGGTTTATTACTCTATCACGGTTTAGGTAGTGGTAAAACGTGCTCGTCTATTGCACTAGCTGAGGGTATGAAAACCGACAAAAAAATCGTGGTATTGACACCCGCTTCATTGAAGATGAATTTTTTCAGCGAACTTAAAAAGTGTGGTGATTTGTTATTCAAAAAGAATCAATATTGGGAATTTGTTAGCATAGAAGGCAAACCAGAAAACGTAGAAATACTTCATAAAACGTTGAATATTTCCCGTGAATACATCCGAAAGAAAAAAGGTGCGTGGATGGTAAATATCAATAAACAGCCAAATTTTTCAACATTAAAAAGCGAGGACCAAGACAAAGTCGATCATCAATTGAATGAAATGATTCGTGTTAAGTATATGGATCTTAATTACAATGGATTAAATATGAAAGCGTTGGAGCGCATTACAGGAAAATTCTCCCGAAATCCATTTGATAATTGTGTATTGGTGATTGATGAAGCACATAACTTTGTCAGTCGTATCATTAACAAGCTGAATAAAAAGAAATCATTATCGTATATGTTATATGACTATATAATGAACGCTCAGAATGCAAAGGTGATTTTACTTTCGGGGACACCTATTATTAACAAACCTAATGAAATAAGTATAATGTTTAATATGTTGCGAGGATATATCAAGACATGGTCGTTTGATATAAAAGTAAATACCGAATCAAAGATTAACAAAGATACTATATTGGAAATGTTTGACAAAGAAGGATTGAAGACATTTGATTTCGTTGAATATAGTGGAAATAAGTTACAAATTACTCGTAATCCGTTCGGGTTTGTCAATCTTAAAAAACGTGGTGTTACACGTGGCACACAAAAAATGAAAGGCGGTGAAGGTGAGAAGGAAAAAGAAGAATTAGATGAAGAATTATTGAAAAAAGGCGATGATGGGTTTGTTATAAAAGGTGATGAGGATAATACTACAGATGAGGAAGTGTCAGGTGAAGATGAACCGGAAAACCCGATTACAAATAAGGATTTGTCAGAAGCTCAGAAAGATATTGCTGAAAAACAATACAATACTATTGAAGAATTAGAAAACAAAGTGAATGAGTTAACATCCAAAGTGAATGAATTATCAGAAACAAATCGCGTATTGGAACGAAGTGTTATAAACAAATCAGTTGAAAACGATAAATTACGAAATACAAGTAGTGACTTGGAAAGTGAATTACAGGAATACAAAAACAATGAAGGTGAAGATGAAGAAAAAGAAGATGAAGAAAAAGAAGATGAAGAAAAAGAAGACGAAGATGAAGAAAAAGAAGACGAAGATGAAGAAAAAGAAAACGAAGATGAAGAAAAAGAAAACGAAGAGGGCGATGGCGATGATAAAGAAGGCGAAGACGACCTAAGTGAATTGAAAAAGAAAGTATCTACACTCGAATATGATTTGTATGATTTAACCAAAAAAAATGAAGAATTGACAAGCGAAAAAAAAAAATTAGATAAGGAAGAAGAAGAATTAGAAAATAAAGACAACGAGATTGAAGAGCAAAAAAAGATGATTGAAGAACAAAAAAAGATGATTGAAGAACAAAACAAACTTTATTCAGATATCCAAGAAGAAATTGCTGTATTGAAAGAAAAAAATCAAGAAATAGAGAAGAATAGTGATATACAAAAGGAAAAAGATGCTTTACGAGACGAACAAGAAAAAGAATTACAACGTGAATTGAAGAAAATGGAAAAAGATAAGGAATATAAAGAAGAAAAACTCAAACAACTAGAACAAGACTTGGAAGAAGAGGAAGAGGAAGAAAAGGATGAGGAAAAAAAGGGAAAGAAAGGAAAGAAGGGCGATGAAAAGGAAGAAGAAACATTATATGGACGGTTTGAGAAGGGTGTAGATAATACACGAGATTTTTTCAAGAAACAATTCGGAATAGGAGGTAAAGAAAAGATGAAAGGAGGTTCAAATAAAACACGTAAGGCACACAAAAAGAGTGTAAATACTACCAAAAAGAATAACAAACTTATGATTATTCCCAAAATACCCATAACCGACGAAGAAATAGAAGATGAAGCATCCGCACGAAAGTATTATCAAATGGGTAATAATGGAATATATAATCCGTATTATGGTGGAAGTGGATTATTTGACAAATATAATGGTGTAAAATTAGATTCAACCGGAAATATGAGCGACGATAAGTTCCAAGAAAAAGTAATTGAAATATTGAAGAAGAATAAGTTAGAAATAATTCCATCAAGTATAACAGTAACAAACTATAAATGTCTACCAGACGGCGATGACGAGTTTAACAATTTATTTATAACAGATGGTGTAGATGGAAAACAGTTGAAAAATGTAGATTTGATGAAACGACGTATATTGGGATTGACATCATATTTCCGTAGCGCACAAGAACAATTGATGCCGAAATTAATAAAAACAGATAAAGACGAAAAGATGTTTTTGGTTAAAACACAAATGAGCGAACATCAATTCGCCTTATATGAAAAGGTTCGCAAAGTAGAAGCAGAAGAAGAAAAACGACGAAAGAAACAAAAGGCGAAGGGGAAAAATGACGACGATTTCTCATCAACTTATCGTATTTTTTCACGTGCGTTATGTAATTTTGCGTTTCCTATGGAAATAGAACGTCCAATGCCAAATGCGGACAAAGATGGAGATGTAAATGAAGATATGTTTGACGGCATAAAGAAGAAGGAAATAATGGGTAGAGACGATTACAATCCAGAAGATGAAGCTGATATTCAAGAAGATGTGTCTTATCAAAAACGTATTGTGAAAGCGTTAAAAGAGTTATCAAAAAAGGATAAATATGGAAAATACACCTATTTGAATAATGAGTCATTAAGTATGTATAGTCCCAAATTTGTAGAATTGATAAATAATCTACAACATCCCGATAACAAAGGGAAACATCTAATATATAGTCAGTTCCGCACCATAGAAGGTATTGGTATTATCCGATTAATATTATTAGCGAATGGATATGCTGAGTTTAAAGTGAAAAAGAATACTTCAACTGGAAAGTGGTCTATCGTCCAAAATATTGGGGATGAAGAAAAACCCAAATTTGTATTGTATACAGGCACAGAAACATCGGAAGAAAAGGAATTAATTCGTAATATTTATAACAATAACTGGAAAGTTATACCAGAGGAAATCACAACACAGCTTCAGAAGGTATCCAAAAATAACTTATACGGAGAAATAATCAAGATATTTATGATTACAGCATCTGGTGCGGAGGGAATTAGTTTGAAAGATACGCGATTCGTCCATATTATGGAACCATATTGGCATATGGTACGTCCCAATCAAGTAATCGGGCGCGCTCGTCGTATATGCAGTCACGAAGATTTACCTAAGAGTCTTCGCACGGTAAAAGTGTATATGTATTTATCGGTTCTTTCAGAAGAACAAAAGACGAGTGAAAAGCATATTGAATTACGAATTCGTGATGTAAGTAAGATAGACGGTATGACTCCAATTACTACGGATGAAACATTATTTGAAACAGCGTCGTTGAAAGAAAACATAAATAATCAAGTATTAGATGCTGTAAAATCAAGTTCTTTTGATTGTAACTTGTATGCTACAAAACGCAATGATGAAAAGGTAGTATGTTATAATTTTGGAAATATCAAATCAAATGATTTTGGCAGCCATCCAAATATCAGTATCGATCAAACATTCAAAGAACTGAATGTAAAGACAATAAGCTGGGTCGCACAGAAAATCACATATCGTCGTAAGGATTATGCATTAAATAAAGAAACAAATGAAATATATGATATGGAAAGTTATAATAACGCAGTTGAAGGAACAGGAGAGTTAATCAAAATGGGAAAATTGGAATATATTAATAATAAACCCAAATTCGTATTTGATAAAAAATAAATAGAAAATGTACTTGGGGTGTTTTGTATTTACCATAATGATATATGAATTAATATATAATTATGGACTTGTAGAAGGTAATATGTATTTGTCAATGATATCTTGTTTGGATTGTGATAGACTTGTAATATGCTCGTCAAGGGAGCTCTTGTTATATGATAATCCATTGCGTGTGGGTTTGATATAATCCCAAATTCGAGAGATCATTTCGTTTGGCAATTTGCTTGAAAGGGCATTTACAGTGTCATTCGCATTATAATCGACAAGAGATTTCATATTGAACTTGAAAACATATACGTCTTTTTGCTGACCTCTGCGGTAGCATCGCGCGATTGCTTGTTGTTCGATAGAAGGATTGTAAGTGGGTGAGACAAAGTAAACCTCATTATAGTTCTGGAGGTTAAGACCTTCCGCACACATAGATAGCTGTAAAATCAGAATGTTTGTTGGGGTCTCTTTATTTTCTAAGATCGTGGCCTGTTTTTTTTTTGAAATTCTACTGTTGATGAGGTCGATAGAAGGGACATCCAATCCTCTGTTTGTGTAAAATTGTGTAATGTTATCCTTTAGGATATTCATCTCGTCAATGTAATTGCAGAATATAATGCGATTGTTTTCAGGGTAAAGAGAGTGCTGATTATATAGGGTGGATAGGATGGCTTTCATTTTTTGTGACAAGTATTTTTGTGAATAACCTGTAAATATACCCTTATCCTCAATACCACCGATAAGGGCAAGTTTGTGGGACGTATTGAAGTAGGAACGAAGAAGGGAAGGATGTATACACGCTTGTCTTGCGCGTATCCAAAGCCCTTTTTTTTTCAATGGATTTTCTTTAAAATAGTCAGAGACATCATTGGAAATGTTTGAATCCCAGTTTTCAGGTTCTATGACTTGAGAATGAAAGAGCTGAGAAACTTTATATTCGTCACTCTTTGTATCCCAGAATACAGATACATCCTTTGAGACAAGCTGTGGCATAGCAATACCTACATCTTGTTTAGTTCTATACATTAGTTTATCTGTCTTTAGTTCATCTTCGTTATTCGCAACCATATAGCTAGGAATACCGATGATATAACACAACGACAAGATGTCGTCTTCCTTGTTGCATATCGGAGTTCCGGTCAACATCCACGTAGATAGTCTAGGTGATGACAATCGGTGCCTATCACAAAACGCAAGACACACTCGGAATGTCTTGATGCGCGAGTTACGCATGTAGTGAGCCTCGTCAAATACGATTCTATTCCAGTGGTTGGAACAAAGGTTAATAAACCGACTATCTTTTAACATTCCATAGCTTGTAATGCATATAGATGCGTTGAGGATTTTGGTGTCAGTAAGGTTCTTCCTTTTCGCACCGTGATAGACGACAGGGTCGGTGTAGCAGCACTTCGCAATGGCACTAACCCATTGCGAAATAAGAGAAGGAGGTAATACAATCAACGTGTGAGGAACCACGTTGGAAGAGATGAGAGACAGCATGGTGATTGTTTTTCCCATACCCATTTCATCTGCCAAGATCCCTCCTTTGAAATCATCAAAGGGACCTCTGTTCTGCTTGAGGAATGGCTTTTCGTTTTCCAAGCACCACTCAAGTCCAGTTTTCTGATAGTCGATGACATCTACGCCTGAATGTCTGATGAACGTATCATATTGTTTTTGAAATTTTGCCAACATAGTGGGATAGTTTGTGTATGCATACTCATCCAAAGATGCTTTGAATCAATTTTAACCCTATTTCAGCATGTAGATATTACTTGTCTCCCAGATATTTCCCACAACGTCCCATTTTCTTACAAGTTTTCTTTGCCATCTTGTATGCCTTTCCATCGTGATTGCACCCTTCATGTAATAAATGAAAATCAATGACAGATGAATACCCACCTGTTAATGCACTTCCAAGACGCGCAAGACCCCACGACTCAGCACTTTGGTTTGGACGAGAACCACTAGAATAGTAAGCACCGCGACCTTTATTCACAATTTTTTCAAGAGTATTTAGAGAACATTGGCTTTTTTTTGCTAATTCTTTATTGGGAACTAATTTATCTACGTTGTATACTTTCTTTGCTTTATTGACGTGTCGCGATTTTCGTGTTTTGTAGGACTTTACTTTGGGACGATTGAAATATTTTCCAGTTTTATACATTTTTCTTGATTTTTTGATATATGATTTTTGTTTTTTAGCATCTTTATTCGTTAATATATCGGGAACATATTTTTTAGGAATATTCATAATTATCTATATATTTATGAATTATAATAAATTCGTTCAAACACAATATAAAACGAATAGGTATATATTAACTATAATTTAGTGCGTTTAAAATGAACGAAGAAAACAACGTCCTCACTATTAAAACCGTCCAAATTCAACCTATACGTAATATGATTACGGCGATTAAAGATATTTTGACCGATGCTACAATAACATTCACTCAAAATGGCATCAATATTTGCGATTTTGATAAAACACAAACGATTTTGGTAAATGTCATTCTCGAATCTATTAAATTTGAATCATATAGTATTGTTCCTAATCAAATTATCGTATGCGTGAATACATCTCAATTATTCAAACTTATTTCTACCATGTCCAATGATGACACACTAACCATTTATATTGACAAAAATGATTATAACGATGGTGTTGTTACCCATTTGGGATTACAATATGAAAACGGCTCAATAAAACAATGTTCTACACAGAAGCTGCGATTAATTGACCCCAATACCGACAATGAAGATTTCCCTGAAAATTTGGAATATTCAACCATCATTAACTTACCTACAAGTGATTTCCAAAAGGTCATACGGGATATGAACGGAATTTCGGATCGTATTGAAATCAAATCGGTAAGCAACGACATTATATTTAACTGCGAAGGTCCTTTTGCCAAATCCCAGATCTATCGTTCCGAATCAAGTGGAAATATGGAATTCGTTCAAAAGAATGACGACACCACAGTTATACAAGGAGAGTATTCACTCAAGAGCCTGAGTCACTTTATCAAATGTACGCCATTATGCAGTCATTTGGAGATGTATTTGGGTAATGATTTGCCGTTGATTATCAAATATGATGTTGCATCACTTGGCGAAATCAAACTTTGCCTATCTTCTTTGCCATCCCAAAATTAATCACCATTGCCGATTAAATATATACCAACTATTATGGATATAACACCAAAGAATTGAGTGAGTGTAATTTTATCATTAAACACCAGATATCCAACACCAAATAAAACCAAGGTTTCAAATCCTGCCATAAATGTGCGTATAATACCTAAATCGTTTTTGGTAGATATGCTGTAGATCCAAAAAATAAATCCAAAGAAGAATACAATACCAGCAGAAATAGCGTTATAATGTTGACTTGTCAAGCGTGTAATATCAAATATATTTTCTTTGAGATATACACATCCAATAAATGTCATTATTGCAATAGCAGAAGTAAAATATAATAAAGATATCATATAATCAGAACTGCTATCAAATGATTTACGCAATAAAACTTGTCCTGCAACAAAAAATAGTGTGCCAATACCAATACTATACCTCCAATCTAGTTTCATAAATTCCCTTATATACATTATTCGTATATTATGTTATATTGTGATTGTTTTGCTATTATGGACGATTACTGAACCCACTTTATCTGTATTTTCCAAATGTTTAATTGTCGAATATGTAATATCTAAATTATTCATATTTTTATATTTTGAATGTGATTTGCAGCAAACCGCACCTTGTTTTATGATTTTATTATAATGTTTCTTATTTATTTTACTATTGGAATTTAACTGACAAACAACGTGACAAGATGGATAATTGGCAATATGGAACCATAAATCATCTTTTTGAGATTTATTGATTAAATATTGATTTTCTTCTTTGTTTGAACCTACTATAAATATGTAGTCCATATTATCAATTGTTCGTTCCCATTGCTTCATATGTAAATATATAAATTACTTACATATGAATTTGTTTATGTGTAATCAATTTTAATAAGAAATAAAAAATAAGGAACATTATATATAATATTTTTATGTATATTTCAGTTAAAATTCAGGCTCGTGCTTTCTAAATAAGCATCCCTGTGAACGTTCGTCTACAAATGACTGAAATACAGACGAATCCTGATATTCTAGATCTTTCATCCAGATTTTAATAATACAAAAGTTCTTCTTAGGAGATATAGTAATACCGTTTATCTTATCGTTTATTATTTTATTATTTGACAACGTTTCTGTTGCAATATACTTGAATAACAAATTCCAAGACTGATAAACCGTTTTATTATGTACTTTATAACAAAAACAACCGCCATTTCTATTTTTAGGGTCCTCCCATCGTGGTGTAATACCAGAACGCATTAAGAATAGCATACAATTTTTAACTAGACCGGGTTTCATATTGCTATTAAGGGCCAGCACTTGTTCGCATGTATTTATATCTTTCATTATGGATTTGTAACTTCGCAAATCCCAATTCGGATCAGTTGGTAAATGGTAATACAGATCCCATTTATCATTTAAAATGTGTTCGGATTCACCCATCAAATTAGATATGAAGGATTATTTTTTACTCCTAGTAATATGTCATGATATATATTTTTTATATGTTATTATGAATCAATTTTATTCCGTAGCGATTTCAAGTATATTGAATTTATTTTCTTCTAGGCGAATATATTGTGTATGTGTTAATTGTTGAATATCCATATTACTATCCATAATATTCAACTTGTATTCATTATCAAATCTGTATTCACAGAATTGGTGTTCGAGTAAATATTTGATAAAAGATGGCGAAAAGAGTTCGTTTCCGATGATAGAAAAGCGTGAACCGAGTTCAAAAAAGATTGAATTTTCCATTTTTGGATGGGTATATTCAATAGATAAAAAGGATACATTTGATTTTACAAATTCGGATAGTTTAGGTGAACTCATATCAGTATGCATAGCATATCTGACAATAAACATATCGAAATATTCTAATAGAAATACACAATCGGTTATATCTCCAATTAGTGATATTTTATTGTCTAATAGGTCTCCTATGTTAGATACACAATTGTCAATATCATTATCGTTATGAAGTGTATTGACTGTATATTCATTATCTGTAAGTAGAGATGATCCATCTTGCATAAATAATAATAGTTTAAAAATATATTTATAGTAACATTGCTGTATAGGAATTTTTCGTATGATACAATTTATTTCGTTTGTATGATTATTATTTACTAAACACGATGTACCATACCAGTTTACATTTAAAGGCATATTACATTTTACATTATAATAATCACACCATAACATGTCAAAATAATAGTATGATACATCGGTAATTTGTTTAGCTATAATATTATTATTATAAATGTATAGAAATCCATTTGTTACATATGATACCAATTCAAGTGTTTTCATACCTACGATAAACGCATATTTACACGATTTTTCGTATAAGTAATTCATAATATAATATAAATATATGGTAAATTATACTTTTATATTCTTTTCCAAATGACTAATATAGGCAAAATGGCAATTGAAAATGGATTATTCATATTTCGTCGTGATTTTCGGATCATTGATAATACAACATTGATAGAAGCGTCTAAAAAATGTAAAACATTGCATTTGTGTTTTATATTTACACCCGAGCAGGTGACAGATTCAAATAAATATAAGTCGGAAAATAGTATTCAGTTTATGATTGAATCGTTGAAGGAATTAGAAGTGTCAGTAGACGGCGTATTCAATATATTTTACGGTGAAAATAATGATGTTTTGAAAAGTATTATGAAATATAATTCTATTGATGCTGTATTTTTTAATATTGACTATAGTCCATATGCCAGAACACGTGATGAATCAATACAAACACTATGCTTTGAAAATGTAATTGATTGTTATTCGAACCACGATTATTATTTATATCAACCTGGTTCTATCACCACTACAACAGGAGGTTTTTATAAAAAATACACCCCGTTTATGAATGCTGTAATAAATAAAAAAGTGGAATTGGTGAATAAAAAAGGAGTGAGTAATGTATCAAAGACAAGTCTGAAAGTCCATAAGAAGTATTCATATTCGTTGAACCAATCCGAAGAACTATATACATCAAATGCGAATATTTTAGTCAAAGGAGGACGCAAAGAAGGCATTAAACGTATTAAAATGGCATTACAACAACAATGTAATTACACGGTAAAGAGAGATACCCTGAGTTACACTACTACTATGTTATCGGCTTATATCAAATTCGGATGTGTATCAATACGAGAAGTATATCATAGTGTAAAAAACAAATTCTCTGTAAAACACGGAATTATACGAGAACTCATATGGCGCGATTTTTTCGCACACGTATTATACAATTTCCCAAGTGTAGTAGGCCAATCCTATATTACAAAATATAGAAAAATCGTATGGTCGAACAGTATATCCAATTATGAAAAATGGAAAGATGGAAAAACTGGGTTCCCTGTGGTTGATGCTGGAATGCGTCAACTAAATGAAACAGGATATATGCATAATCGTTGTAGGATGATTTGTGCGACGTTTTTAATCAAAGTATTATTACTCGATTGGCGGTTGGGAGAACAATATTTCGCAACTAAACTAACAGATTATGATATTGCGTCAAACAATGGGAATTGGCAAGGTATAAGTGGCACAGGAGTAGATATGAAACCATATTTTCGAACAATGAACCCCTGGATACAAAGCAAAAAATTTGATCCCGATTGTGAATATATCAAAACATGGGTTCCCGAATTAAAGGATGTAGAACCGAAATATATCCATTCTTGGTATGAAAGCTGGAAAAATCACAAAAATGTTTATATCAAACCTATTGCAGATTATAAGACACAGACAGAAAAAATGATGAATTTGTATTCCAAAGCATAAAAATATATGTATTGAATATATATATATTATGGATTATCAATCATTTGACAAAGCGTATAAAATAACTACACCAACATATTTAGGATATACCAACAACGAAGCAATAGACAAGGTGTATGGTAAGGTAGAACAAAATGTTTATACGAGTGAAGTGAAAAAAACAGAAGTATTTTCAAGCTGGCAATATCGTAAATATACACAAGATCGCTCTGAATCCATAAAAAAACGCAATTTGAGAGAAGCGAAGAACCATTGTGGTAGATATATTCCTGAAAATAATGACTATGTTAAAAGTCATAGCGATTTACAAGAAAACTATCAAATGAAAATGGATTTACAATCGCGCAAAATGGCACCTAATGTTGTTCTATAATTATGAGTTTAAATATTTCATATATGTTTAGATATATATGAAAATTATTAGTTTCGATGTTGGTATAAAAAATATGGGATACTGTATTTTTGATATAAGCAATAATAAACCTTACATTACACAATGGGAAATAATGGACTTAGTTGAAGATAGGACATTTGATAAGCGGGAGTGCTGTCATATTCTAAAAAGTGGTAAAAAGTGTAATAAAAAAGCAGTTTATAAGAAAAATGACATATATTTTTGTAACGTCCATAGTAAACAATGTAAATATTGGCTTCCGTCAAAGGATTTCACCAAACATAAATTATCAAAAAAAACTATAGATGAATTGATAACACTATGTAAACAATATCATATATCTATTTCAAAATATACAAAACAAGAATGTTGTAGTAAAATAATGTCACTATATGAAACGAATGTATTAGATAAACTCGAAAATAAAAAGAAGAAATGTGATGACTATGACCTCGTGCATTTAGGAAAACAAATAAAATATTGCGGGGATTTGACAATTGATAGTAGCACAATTACACACGTATTGATTGAGAACCAGATTAGCCCCATTGCTAATCGTATGAAAACTATACAAGGTATGTTGGCACAATATTTCATTATGAAGAATGATAATATCAACATTATATTTGTAAGTTCTCAAAACAAGTTGAAATATTTTGATAAACAAGTGGAAGAAGAAGTGATAACAAGCAATTATAATGCAAATAAAAAGAATGGCATTTATTACTGTAATGAATTACTTAGTCACAAATATGATTATTTACAAGAATGGAAAACCAAATTAGATGTGAAAAAGAAGGATGATTTAGCCGATGCATTTTTACAAGGTATTTGGTATATTGAAAATAAATTAATTGTTGCGTAAAAGATATAAATATATATTCTGTGTTTAGATAAATGGAAGTTAATTTGGGTTTTGATGATATTGAACCACTTAATATGAATTTAAACGACGGACCAAGCATTTCACAAGAACCGTCTTCAAATTTAGGCGTAGGTATTGAACTATTGATGAATGATAGAAAAATGCCATCTGCATCAAGTGATATTGAAATTGGTGATTTGGATAAACTAGAAAATGAATTGAATGATCTCACAGTAAGCGACCCATCTATATCAACAAGTGGTTTTTCTGAAAAACCAATATCCATGGGTGAAACCATTCAGTTACCTACTATTGATGAACCAACAATCCATAATGATTCCAAACTAGGAGCAGCTACCGTTGAAACGATTGGTTCAAACAGTGGTGGATTTATGAAACCTCCAAGTGAATCATTTATGCAAGAAGCAAGGCCAAGAATCAGTGATCGTGAAATGCGCAGAAAGAAACGCATTATGTTGAAAAAATTGGAACAATGGCACGAAAAGGGTATGATTAGTGGTAAATTGGAATTAAATATGGAAAGTCCTTTTGATGAAGTTGAAGATGAATACGAAACAGCATTAGAAGATAAACGTAAAAAGGATAGTATCAAACTCCAAGGATGGTGGTTTATGACAGCTGTAAATTCAATTGAATATGCGAATGCTGCTTTCAATCCATTTGATTTGAATTTGGATGGATGGGGAGAACAAATCAATGAAGATATTGATAGTTATGAGGAAATTTTTTCGGAACTTCACGATAAATATAAAGGTGGTAAGATGGCTCCTGAATTATCACTTGTTTTACGTCTTGGATTCAGCGCTGCTGTTGTTAACTTTACGAATAAGGCATTATCTAGTGCAACACCTGGATTTAATGATGTTATCCGTCAAAATCCTGATTTAATGAAAGCATTCAGCGATGCAACAGTAAATACGATGAGTCAACAATCTCCTGGTTTCGGATTCATGAATAATATGATGAACGAACAAGAAATGCGTCCTCGAGGACCTCCTCCACCAGCACCCCAAGAAACAAAATCAGCACGTTCACAACCAACAAAGACAGTATCATCACGTCCTGATATTCGCGCCTCTTTGAATGAAAAAGGGGTAGAATTAGATGGCGTCCAAAGTTTGAATGGACCCGAAAAAAGTTCGCGTCCTGAAATGAGAGGTCCGGCAAATAGTGACATCGATAATATTCTTGCTGGTTTGAAAACAAAGAGTGTAAATATTCAAAATGAAAACAAGGAGGATTCAGTTATTAGTGCAAACTCTATGGGTCAATATTCTACCGGTTCAAAAGCACCCAAACGTTCACAAAAACGTAAACAAAAATCAGACAAAAATGTTATTTCATTAGATATTTAAATTACAATATAAAAACAAAACTTGGTATATGAATGGATAATAATATCCAAACTATAATATTTTTGATTTAAGATATTTTAATATAAGAGGTGATAACATGATATAATTTTATATATGGGTTATCGTTTCCTGAAAGGTAGGGCGGGATTTCAGGAATATAATATTTTGACAGCTTGTCCGAGTGGTTAAGGAGATCGACTAGAAATCGATTGGCGAAAGCCGCACAGGTTCGAATCCTGTAGCTGTCGCATTTGAAGCAGGCATAGTTTAATGGTTAGAACACAACGTTAACACCGTTGAAATCTGAGTTCAATTCTCAGTGCTTGTATTTTTTGTTGCAATAGCTCAGTTGGGAGAGCGCAAGACTGAAGATCTTGAGGTCACTGGTTCGATCCCAGTTTGTGACATATGGCAACTTGGCGGAGTGGTTAACGCGGTGCCCTGCTAAGGCATTGTCCTATGGACGCGTAGGTTCGAATCCTACAGTTGTCGTTGTTGTTGGTTGTATATTGAATAAAAATAATGATGTTTTTATTCAATAAAATTTTATAATATCAAATATATTACACACAGTTTATGCTGTCAATAGTGCTAGTGCGTCCGCCTTTTTCATTTTAGAAACGGAGCTAGCTAATCCGCGTGTTTTAACAAGTGCACGAAGTTGTGTCAAGTTCATTTTTTCATAATTGAGTTCACCTTCATTTTCAAGAGTAAGTGCCATTTCTTTTCCGTCTTCTGTGCTAATTGTATTGTCGTCATCCATATCTTCTAATTCGTCGACTCCTATTTCATTTTTACTTTCAGCAATCATAACAGTTTCAGGGACTACTTTACTATCTTCCTCACCTTCACTTTCCTCACCTTCACTTTCCTCACCTTCACTTTCCTCACCTTCGCTTTCCTCACCTTCGCTTTCTTCACCTTCGCTTTCCTGATACTGATGTTCGTTTACATCCATATACGGAACATTAAGTTCCTGTGTTTCATATCCACCAGAAGTACCATTTTCAATCATCGCCATTTTTTGGACCACGTTGTTAAGCATATCTAATGTTAGCTTGTAATTTGTTTCAAGTGTGTTTAGTCGTTGTCTAAAATTATAGATTAACATTAACACAAGTAAACAGCAAATAAGAATACTTGCTACAAAAAAGGTATTCATAAAACTAATCATTCCACCCATATAGATTTATCTCTTATAATATAGATAATAGATGAACGAATATATTTATATTTATTTAGTAATTATTATATTATTATCACAGCATATGATATAATGGATACACAAAATACAACGAATTTCATGAGTATCTTTGATACAAGTGACACAAAAAATGTGCTAATACTTATTCTAGCTGTGATTATTATATTCTCATTATTTGGAGTGAATATTGTCATATTAATTGGAAACTTTATCCAAATGTTGTTGGAAGTGTTTATGCCCGTGATCCGTCAACTATTTGGTATTATTGGTATTTCTGGCGGAACGTTGATTAATAATACAGCGGATATTGTTGGAGACACAGCCAAGTTTGGTATAGATGTTGCTGAAGGCACAATACAATCGGTTGGCTCTATATTACAGCGCGCAGGAGAACAAACACTCGATCCTAATAATAAAATCAACTTACAACAAATATCTACACCCTCCACACCTTATAGCAATCCGATAATGAATGAACCTTCTTCAAAAAAAGTAGGGTGGTGTTTAGTAGGCGAATATGAAGGCCGTCGTGGATGTATTGAAATCTCTGATTATGATAAATGCTTATCAGGTAAAGTTTTCCCCAGTCAAGAAATATGTATGAATCCTACACAAACACCTAACATGCAACCCACACAAAGGCAATAAATAACATAATATAACTATACTGTGTTATTTGATATTATTGTATTTAACTTACATATCTTAAAATGTAACGATTCCCCATAAATCCGTGATTGTAACAGTATATACTTGCTTTGTCAAAATCTCCAATTACTTCTACTTTGACTGTACCATACATGAATATATAATCCCCATTTTCAGGGTCACCACTCCCTACATCAACAGTTAATGGACCCACTTGATATTGTTGTGTGCTGTTAAAATTGTGATTATTATTACTATCATATAAATTATATCCGTAATCGTTATTATTTGAATATGCTATCAAATAATCATTATTTTCGTTAATCAAACTATTGTTTAAAATCGCGATTGGATGACTTGAAGGCACATTTACAAAATAGTATATGCCATTTGTGAGTGTATAATAAACATTGGGATTATACCGAATATCTTCAACATTATATATGGTATTTGTTAGTGTTGTCCGTTTCAATATATACACGTTGTTATGATCTATGTTTATATCATTATAATATTTCTCAACATCTACATATGAATATTTTGATAATGCTATATTTTCACTTATATCAATTTGTTCTTGGTAGGTTGTTTGAGACAAAGCATTCAAATCATCAACGTATTTGTTTTTGAAAATAGTTTCAACTTGGTCGTCATTATTACTGGATGCTTGATAAATAGAATATCCATTATTTAATGGATCTGGATCTGTACTAACCGTAGAGGTATTTACAGATACATCATAATTATCTTCAACATTAAAAATTATACCATATGTTGTATTAACGTTAGGTATAGTAGCTGTAATATTTGTTTCAGCATATACATCATATATGAATTTACTAGATGTGTCTATATTGGGAATTTCAACACTTATGGTATCCAAATATTTTATATATTGAAAATGATTATTGTCTGTTTCATGATATTGAAAACTAACATCAATTTCTATTGTCTTATCAATAGATACTGTAATTTTATTTCCTTGTATTGATTGAGAGATTAGATTATATAATTCAGGATTGTAATGCAAAGAAAAGTCAATAGAATCAATAGAAAATTTTATTTGTTGGTATATATTAGTTCCATTGGATATTGTTGTTGAACTAGGACTCCCTTTCACATAAAACGATATTGGTATATCAATTGTTATTGTAGGTTTGGTATTTATTGTGTTAATAGAATAAATATAATATACTTGTGTGGGTCCATTATTTCCAAGAACCAAATAATTAACATCAGAATTTACCAATATATTATAATTATTTACATCTGCTACAACTGCGTAATTATTGAAAATTTTATATTTATATAAAGGAACGGATTTGTCTTCGTATAGCTCTATATTACCCGGTACATTAGAATTAGACGATGGTTTTTTAATAATACTATTTGTATTGCATGTATAGTTAATAGCACTTGGTATGACATAAAAGTCCAAATACGCCTCCAAGTCACCAATATATATATTTATAATATATGATGATTTGGGATAACTCCTATCTTTGCTGATTGTCTTAACCAATTGGGAATAATATTGATTATTTGTATCATTATTTGTTTTTGAATTAGACGCGTTGTTTGAATATTTCAATATTTCTGCTTTTCGTCGCATATCAAAATCAAAAGGGCTAAACTGAGAACCAATATATGGATTAAGCATTTCAAACCGTGAACTAGGAATAATAATATTTTGATATTTATTTCGTTGATTGCATTGGATTTGAATAGATGTTGGTTCGTCTCCCATAATATAGTATTCAAATTATATATTATGTATATAAATTAGAGTTTGCTTGTGTACCAGTTATTTGATAAATATGTAAAGTAGTTTCCAGTTTTGTTGGATTCATCAGATAAACTACTTGTAGTAAGATTCGGGCCATTAGATACAATCGCATTTATTTCAAATACATCTATGGCACGATTAAAGTAACGTAGGTCTGAAATTTTACCGGACATCGTATTAGGGCCACCACTTAATATTACAGGTTGATAATTTTGCTTGGGAACATGATCTAATACAATACGCCCAGCGATTGTGCCGTTGATATATACATCTAATATTGTGTTCTTGATGCGAATAGCAACGTGGACCCAATTTTTAATTGGAATATTATCTATTTCGAGTGTAACATTAGGATCATTCATTTGGACGGAGTCCATTACCACGTGTAATTTTGCTAGATTAGCTCCAGAAGTCTGTGTTTGATTTGTTAAATATAATCCTGGTCCATTATTTACAGTAGCTATGCCGTTGCCATCATACTCATCATTTCCTTTGCTAAATATGTGATGATAACCATTATTTCCAGGTCCAGGTATTGAGTCTATAAATAACCATGTAGACCAAGTAAATTCAAGACCAGTGCTCTCATTATTTGACCTAAATATAGGGACTGAGTTAGCATCCTTCGGATCAGATGAAACAATAATCTTTTCACCACCATTCACTAAACCTTTTACTACATATGGACTTTCTCCCGGGGACATGAAATAATCCAATAACCAAACACCTAGTTTCAAAAATACAACAAAAAGGATAATCACTAACACTAAAAACGCAAATTTAGCTATAATTGTATTGGATTGTAAATATGAACTAGATACATCATTCGCGCCTTGTGAGAAGCTACTAATTGTATCGTTCAAACTATCTTTTGTTGATGTTATTGTTTCAGAAACATTATCATATCCATCTTGTAATGTATTTACTATTTTTTGATAGTTCGTTTCTTCGGACATTACTTATAGTATATATATAGGTAATGTTATAATTTTTTAGAACAATTTAAATTTTGATTGTTCGATATTGTCTTTGAAAACCGAGATATCGATACCATATGCTGGTAACATACCGGTTTGTCCGTTTCCTTTCATGTATACGTCATATGCTGCTTGAGGATTAATGGGTGTAGTCCAACGCGTGAATTTCGCAATATGAGTATTGGAAATGGCACCAAGGGATACATTAGACGCAGATGGTGTTGCTCCGGTTCCCATATCCGCTGAACGAACTAATTTACCATCTAAATAGAAATCTCCAATATTGTTGTCTACACTTACCAATATATGCGTCCATTTCTGAATGGGGAAATTTTCGGTAATAGACACTTCATTTCCATTTGTATCTTTGTATTTCAAAGTTGGTGTTAATTGTTCTAAATATAATTCTCCACCATGTAGTGAAGTTGTAACATTCCCGTTCCCATCATCTATATCTGTTTTTCCGTGAGAATAAATAGGTTTGATTGCTAAAGAATTCCATTCACCTACATATATCCATATACCATACGCATAACGTGTGCTTGATGGACTATTTACATCAACACTAACTTGTTTGTCTATTTTTACAAAATCCTTTAATTCATTTGATGTATCAAATAAGTATAGATACAATAAGTATAGAATAACAATAATGAGAACACCAATAATAACCATTGAATAGTTCATGTTTATATATTATATATTTACCATATAATATATTTTTTATATATACAGTTGTTTTATAGTATCGGTGGATTTAAGTTACTATAAACATTATACATTTGTGCGATTTGACGTCGTGTCAAATTGTCTGTATAATAATTGATATTGCAAATAGAACCAGAAATACCTAAATCATCACCTATTGAAATTGTATCATAATCACTAAATGTTGGTAAATTTTCCAATAATTTACTTTGTTGTAGCTGACCGTCTACAAAAATATCTACATTATTGCCTTTGTAGTTAAACACAATGTTCACCCATTTTTGGATTGGTGCTTGTAAATCAACGTATTCCAAATCACTATTGGAATTGTGGATGTTTGATAAATACGCACGATAAACATAGGATTTCTCTTTTTCTTTTAATATTACAGACGCGTCTTCTGTATCATTGTTTATAGTATTGTATTTGAATTTCAACTCAGGTTTTCCATCAAAACTAAATAGTGAATATTCATTATTTGTATTAACAGCAACTTCTGGGTTTACATAAATCCATAACGATAATGAATAGTTTTTACTAATTCCTTTATTTTTTATCAATTCAGAATTGATATATATCGATTCTTTTTTCAAATCTTCCATATTATATATGGTTGTTTTCTTATTTAAATAGTCGGGTTTATGTAGTAATACAATGTCATTACTCGCGTTATAAATCGCGTCGATTATATCAGGATAATAAACAATGAGAAGAACAACACTAAGTTCAAATAAAAATAGAATATATACATCATTCGTTGTGGATTTAAATTCGCTTAATATGTATGTAATAAAATCATTTAACATACACGGAATATAAAACATAAAATATGAAATAAACCCGAGTGTGCCATCTAAAGACCTTAAATAATTATTAAATATACGGTAAGCAATTGCCAAAAATCCGATTATAGCCACAGCTATAAGAATCATAAATATATACTGGGCCATCTCCAATTGATAGTTTGATAGGTCAATGTAATTATAAAACATTATAAACATATATGCTGCTGCTAACAAATATACAACATACATCGTTGAGCTTTTCATAATATCACCGGTGTCAGCGTCAACATTTATTCCAGACAATCCCAAATATAATGGTATAAGAACAATTGATATGTAGAATATTGTTTTGCGATTATCATATATGAAATTCGGATATTTATCAAATACATATATGAGTATTGCAAGTGCTATAATACCTACGAGTATACTTGTATCCTTGATAAAATGTTTGTTATTAATTAAATCTGATATGGATTCACTAAATTTTTCAAAAAATTCTGAACTTTGTCTCTTTAATCTTGGTATTAATGCGTCTTTATTCTCCATAATATATATAATGTGTATAATATATATTACATATTTTCCATTGCCGTTTTTTCACCATGACATTCTCTACATAAGGCGACTAAATTATCAACGTGATTTGAACCTCCATATTCCAATCTAACTTTGTGGTCTACCTCGAACCAAGCCGATAATTGTTTATCGCAATTTCCACATTTCCAATTTTGATTTGAAGCAACATATTTTTTCTTTGTTTCGCTAACAGAACGTTTTGTACCTTTTTTGCCTGAATTCATTAATACTTGCTTTGATGCTTCTTCTTTTGGTTTACTGTTTCCAAATTGCGTGCTTGTGAAATTCAAAAAAGGACTGATTACATCTGTTGTATTCTTATCTACCGGCATATATTTCAAATATTCATTTGTAGATTTTACGATTTGAGATGCTTTTGTAGGGTCTTTTTTGATTAACCAATATATCATATATGAACCAATCGCTACTCCTGCCATTTGATAATATTTTTTCATTGACAATAATATTTTCAAGTATTTACCATCTGTATAAATATTATATATGACTAATGATGTTATTAATAAAAAATATAGTTCAATTCTCATTTGTATATAATGAGTTTATATTATTCTACAAAATAAAGATATATTACAACTAATAAAATCATTATATAAACCAAGTAAATGTAGTTCTTTTTAAGATTCAGCACTTTCATTAATTGTTGATTAGTGTCTTCAAATAGGAGTAAGTATTTCATATATGCATCTTTGCGTGAGATTTCTTGTTTTCCTAATACTTCGTTGACTTTGTTATGAATGAAATGGACCCATTTTTGAAAATCTGTGCTACTATCTAAATATGGAGATACTGGATATTTATCCAATAAGATCATGAATGTTTTTCGCGATTTACTGTCGGGTATAAATACTGGAAAATTCATAATCAAATCATAATACTTCCGCTTCAATACCTTGTTGGGCTTGTTCGGATAATTGTAGGATATAGTATGTAAAAAAAACCAATAATGTGGACCCCATATTTCAGGATTATTTGTCGACATATATATTGTATGGGTATATTCAAATATTATGTAGAATACATAAAGGTTTCATTATATACCACTATAGAATGGATAACTATTGTAATAATTGCGGAAAACAAGGACATCTCTATCATCAATGCAAACTACCTATCACAAGTAATGGTATTATTGCTTTTCGAAAGAATAAATCAAATGAATTAGAATATCTTATGATATGTCGTAAGGATAGTTTAGGATATATTGATTTAATACGTGGGAAATATGACGTATATAATTACGAATATATTTTGTCTATGATTAATCAAATGTCAATTATGGAAAAGGTTAATATACTTAAACATGATTTTAATCATCTATGGACGAATGTATGGAACATGTCACATAATAACAAAAAGTATAGAAACGAGTATTCAGTATCGTGTGAAAAATTTAATAAACTTAAACAAGGATATGTAGATTCGTATACAAATGAAATTATATCATTTGCTACTCTAATAAAAAAATCAAAGACTAAATGGGTACTTCCTGAGTGGGGATTTCCAAAGGGACGACGTAATTTCCAAGAAAATGACTATAATTGCGCTATCCGAGAATTTTGTGAAGAAACTGGATATGAACCTACGTTACTCAATAATATATCAAATATTACACCGTCTGAAGAAATTTTTACAGGTTCAAACTATAAATCGTATAAACATAAATATTTTTTGGCATATGTTGACTATGATATTAGTAGTCAAACATATAACCATCAAAAAAGCGAAGTAAGTCAAGTCAAATGGCTAACTTATAATGATGCTTTGTCTCATATTCGTGATTATAATTTAGAAAAGAAGAACATATTAACAAATATCAATTCATTATTAAAAACATATCGATTATTTGAAATGTAAAATCTCTATTAGTATTATATAATAATGGATAATACTAATAATATAGAACAGGATAAAGTTGATACAACAAATGATAAAAAATGTAAAGAAGGTTCAGAGTTGAACCCAAATACAAAGCGTTGTGTTAAAGTATGTCCTGATGATTTTATACGTGATGAAAATTTCAAATGTAAAAGTAATAAAAAAGCGAAACGTGAATCTGACAAAATAGCAAGTATATTAGAACCAGAAAATGTAGATGTAACTACAGAAAATCCTATTGTTTCTGCTATTACTGGATTACTCACTACCCAAAATAAAACAAGAAGAAAGAGTGAAAAATGTCCAAAAGGCACAAAAAAGAATAGAAAAACTGGATTATGTGAACGGTTCAACAATAATACAGATAAATCACCGAATATTGAAGACAAACAGAAACATAAACATAATGAAGTTAAATTGAAAAAATACGAAGATCGTCTTAAAAATGAAACGCAAGAAGATACACAAGAAAAAAAAGATGGAAATGTTGTTAAAAAACAAGGAAGGGTTTCAAACACCATATCGTATGTGATTAGTGAACTTGAGACAAAAACAGGAATTAAATATACTATAAACGACTTCATATATAACAAGGATAGGGTATTCACAAGGGATGATTATTTAAACATAAACTCAAGATCTGTAAGAGATATTTATCATATACTTCAGTTAAAAGATCCTAATGAAAAATATATCTTCCTCAATACAAAAACACGTTTGGTTGATAAAATATTAGAACTACAGAGCACATACCAAAATGAGAACCTAGATGACGAAGGTGATGAAAATAAAGATACAGATGTAGAAATTCCAAGACAAGAAATTTTTAAAAAAACTCAGCCTCTACCAATATCTAAACCTATATCTATTCAAAGTAAAATGGCAAGTTATAATGCGGTTAGACAAAACGAACAAGTTAAGCAAAAATATAATTTATTTGATTTATCCGAAAAAATACCGTTATCGCTTATTAATAAAGATGACAAGGATATTGAAAACGAATATACTAAGCAAGCATTAGTTGATGGTTCTCTATTAAAGCAAATAGAAAGTGATGAATATAATGATAATTTAAAAAATGACACTAATACCAATAACTATCCTACTCTCAATGATCCTAATTTTAGTAGTAAAATCTCACTTTTTAAAGAATTCTCTGATACAAAATATAATGGAACAGTAGGCAATATTAAAGAACTTGCTAACAAGATGTGTAATGCAGAATTTGAATTATTACCACATCAGCTATTTGTAAAGAATTATTTGTCCGAACATACACCATATAACAGTTTATTATTATATCACGGTGTTGGAACAGGTAAAACTTGTAGTGCGATTGGTATTAGTGAAGATATGCGTAAATATATGATGCAAACAAATTCTCAACAAAAAATCATTATTGTCGCATCTCCCAACGTCCAAAAGAATTTTTATAACCAATTATTTGATGAAAGTAAGTTGAAATTGGATGGAGAACATTGGAATCTTCATAGTTGTATTGGACGCTCATTACTTCAGGAAATCAATCCGAATGACGTAAAAGGTCTTGAACGCTCTAAGGTAATTAGTAATATCAAAAATATAATCAAGAAATATTACCAATTTATGGGATATATTGAGTTCTCGCGATATATGTTGAAAAAGATTAATGTAAGTGAATTGCAAGCCGATACTGATGTAAAGAAAGCACTCGAAAAAAGGAGAATAAAAACATTTTTTGACAATCGTTTAATTATTATTGACGAAGTTCATAATATTCGTATTACTGACGACAATACTAATAAACAAGCGGCAAAGCTTTTAATGAAGATAGCCAAGAATAGCCATAATATGAAGTTACTACTATTATCTGCTACACCAATGTTTAACAGTCACCTTGAAATTATATGGTTAACTAATTTATTGAATGTAAACGATAACAGAAGCACAATTACACAAAGTGACATATTTGATTCAAATGGAGAGTTTCACGAACAAAGTGAAGAACGTCCAGAAGGTGGGCGCGAGTTGCTACAACGTAAACTTATTGGATATGTATCTTATATTCGTGGCGAGAACCCATATGCTTTTCCGTTCCGTATATATCCCGAACATTTTGAACCAGAAAATAATATGATTGACAAAATACCCAAAAAGCAGTTCAATGGTGTTGAAATCAATAATCCTTTAACATATATTCCAATTTATAATACCAAGATGGGAAGTTTTCAATTGAAATATTATAATGAACTCATATCTGGTCTTCCAGAACAAACAAAAAATATGTTTGTAAAGAAGAAGTTCGACGAAATTGAGAACATTGGATATTCATTATTACAAAAACCAATTGATGCCACTACTATTATATATCCAACCAACAGTGTAGATGAACCTTATGATATTGGTAAAAATGGTTTCACACGTATTATGAACTTCAAAACAGATAATACTATACCAATCAAGTATGATTATGAATACAAGCAAGAAACATTAGAGAACCACGGTAGAATATTCGATCAAGAAAATATTTCCAAGTATAGTGGTAAGTTCTCCAAAATTTCTTCGAAGATTAAGAAATCAACCGGTGTAGTATTAGTATATTCACAACATATCGAAGGAACTATTATACCATTTGCTTTAATGTTGGAAGAAATGGGATTTACCCGATATTCTAAAACCGAAAAGTCTAATAAAAACCTTTTTAAAGATACTATTCGGGAACCTGTGGATTACAAGAAATTAAAGCCTCGCGATTCTTCCGATTCATTTAAACCAGCAAGATATTGCATTATTACAGGGGATAAGCATTTCTCACCTAATAATGAACTTGATTTACAAACAATCACAAGTATTGACAACAAAGATGGAGAACTTGTAAAAGTAGTTATTATATCAAAGGCCGTAGCAGAAGGTGTTGATTTTAAATTCATTCGTCAGATTCACATCATCGAACCGTGGTATAATATGAATAGACCAGAACAAATTATAGGACGTGGTGTCAGAAATAGAAGTCATTGCGCTCTTGATTTTGAAGACAGAAATGTTGAAATATATTTGTATACGTGCCAAGATAAATCGTTGGACCACGAAACACCTGATGTATATATGTATCGCAATGCCGAATATAAAGCCAAAAAAATTGGTAACATTACACGTATTTTGAAAACAGTTTCGGTAGATTGTAAGCTGAATATATCACAAACGAATTTTTCTATGGAGAACATTAATAAAATAATGGAGAACAAGGATATGGAAATACGCTTATCTAGTGGTAAAACAGTCCAATACAATATTGGCGATCGTCCATTTACCGAATTATGCGATTATCAAGATAATTGCGAATATACGTGCAGCGCAACCCGAGACTATGGAAAACAAATAAATTTTTCAAATTATAAAAAGTATTTCGCGAATGCCAATTATTCTATGATTTCCAGTCGCATCAAAGGGTTATTCCAAAAACGATTTGTATATTCACAAGATGAACTTATTAAAGAAATCAATATCCAACAAGAATATCCAAAAGAACAGATATTCTATGTTCTCTACAATATGGTTGACAATCATAGTGATATTATAATTGATAAACACAAACGTGAAGGATTTCTCATTAACAAAGGAGATTATTATGCTTTTCAACCAAAGGACATTGGAAATGAAAATATATCAATGTTTGAGCGTATACATCCAGTTGACTTCAAGAATGAATATATGACATTGGATAAAAATACAAAGTTGATTCAAAATGTAAAGGAAACGGTAGTTGAACTTGTAGATAATGATTATAATACAATAATAGGTAAAATGAAAGATATTAATAAACTTGTTAAAGAAGATAGACCATTGTCTACGAAACACTGGACTACTATTGTCACTAGTAAAACGTTTCAGGAACTTATGTTTGACGGTGTGAATATGGAGAAAGAGAAATTCATCATTTATTTGAACTATAAAATATTGGATGAACTGGATATTTCCGATAAAGTAACACTTTTCAATGTGGTATACTACAAAAAAGAAAGAAGCGACTATAAAGAACAATTGATACATAACTATTTAAGTAATAAAATCGTCAGTTTTAAGAGTAAGAAATATCTTATATTGACTGAAAATGAAAAACATAAGATCTTTGTAATTGGTAAAGAGAACCTGACACAAGGTTCCCAACTTGATTATGAGAATTTGAAAATACCTATAAGCGATAAATTCTTGATAGATAGAAACGAGATTTGGACGATGTTCGGGTTCAACGAAAGGGTGAAGAATGATGAACCACGATTGAAAATAAAGACACTTCAAAGTGAATATAAGAGCAATAAAGGTGTGTATTGCAACACAATTAATTACAAGGACTTTATTCTACGTCTTCAATGTATAGTTGATGGAAATAAATGTAGCGAACCTGTAAGAGACACTGACACGCGGTTCCATAGGTTATTACAACATCATTTATTAGATATTAATAAAGCTTTTGATAAATCAAACAAGGGTACAACCGTTACACGTGTAACTCTCTGTCTATTTATGGAATTCCTTTTGCGCTATTTAGATGACATCAAGTATAGAAATAAGCGTTATTTCTTTGATGCTGACGAAACAATACTTTCACAAGTGATGAAAATATAGGCTTGTAAAATTGAATTATGGTTTACATAATAATATAAATATTATTATATAAATAGAATAACTATGAGCGACAATAAACTTTATAGCATATTTATTCAGTCTTTGTTAGAAAGAAAAGTTTATCTACATATTAATGAAGTAGGGAAAGGCGTGAAACAGAACTTGGAAACGAAATTGAAATATGATTTGGAAGACAAATGTATTAGTGAAGGTATTATCAAAAAAGGTTCAATCAATATTATTAATTATAGTGCGGGTAATGTAATGGGAGAAAAAATTTGCTTTCATTGTGTATTGGAATGTCAAGTATGCAATCCTGTTGAAGGAATGCTAATTGAATGTAATGTGAAGACAATTACAAAGGCAGGACTCCATTGTGAATATATGGATAATGATGAATATGTGCCATTACACGTATTTGTGGCTCGCGATCATCACTTTAACAATAACAATTTCAATAATTTAAATGAAAATGATAAAATTAAATGTAAGATTGTTGGTAGTAGGTTTGAATTGAATGACCCATACATTACATCTATCGCAACAATGTATAATCATTAGAAAAAATATATAAATACAATTTCTAATTATTTTTTATAGGATGGAGGCTTTAAAGAAGTATATTGAAAAATATGATAAACAACAACATATAGACATCTATAAAATTCTAAAAAAACATAATGTGCCTATTAGTGAAAACAAAAACGGTTCGTTCGTCAACTTATCGAATATTACTGATGAAACAATCATAAATGAATTAAATGAATATATAAATCATCACAATAATCAAGAATGTGAATTGAAAGAAAAAGAAGATAAAAAACAAGAATATCAAAGCTCGTTCTTTTGAAATGTAATCAAAAATATATTTATTTTAGAAGTATAAAGGTATATGCTGTGTATACAATAACAAACATAATGCTATACAATCAGGTAGAATTAATCGTAAGTCATATCCATGGAGATAAAATTAATAATAGTTTTGATATTACTAATTTACAACGTTATTTTTTCACACAAACACTGAAAAAATCTTTTGATTCTATATCCAATAATATATCTACTACTACAATAAAACGAAATACCCACGATAAAGTTAAACGGGAGTTGCAAACAGTTGATATATATAAAAATACACCTACATATACAACGACTATTCCTAATAATACCTATCAACCACACCTCCATCAACATCAATATAAAATACAACAGCGAGATACATTATTCTGGTCGTTATACATATTACATCACGGGTATTTAGAATATATGAAAATACAGATTAATTATGGAAATGCATATCTTAATGAAAAGAAGAAAGTATACGACAATCTACACAACAAAAGGGATTTAGTAAAGACGTGTAATATGAAAATTACCAATGTGGCATTTCAAGAAATTATGAGCGACCTCATTTCATATTCAAACAAAAATATTAATTACAGAATGCTTTATGCGTTTATCGCCCATTATAAATACAACATCATCCTTCTCAATAAGGATAAACAATCCTTTTTTCATTTCAAAAATGATATGAATGGAGATACTACACATTTGATTGAATTAAGAAAGGGTAAATATTTCAATATATCAAATGAAAATATGGATGAAACCAATATTAATACTATTTATGCCAATTATATAGAATTACATCATTACGATAAACCGATGAAAGGACTTTCATCCTATAAAGTTGACGACTTGAAAATAATTTCCGAAAAACTCCAAATAAATCATTATAAAATAAAGAAAGATGAACTATATACACAGATTTATAGAACGATTGCTTGGTAATAAAGATATTTCAACTTTTACTATTCTAAAAATTGAAATCATATAAATATATGTAATAATACTATATATGACCTCTAATCCATCTAATAACATGAATCTAGAACAACTCGTTCAAAAATATTTAGAAAATAAACCTTTATTGTCGGGTAATAAAATGAATGAGTTTGAGATTCGTTTCGGAACAAATCCTCGCGTAGGAAAGCCCATTAATCGCATAGACTATGAAAATGTAATCAAATATATAATGTCGTGTGGTTTTGAAACACAGAACAAAGATGGTAATAACATGTTGCGTATGACAAACGAATTTATTGATAAGCGAACTGGAACAACACGTATGTCTAACATACGAGCCGAGTTAGTAGGCGATGATGTGATAAAAGAGTATTGTATTCATAATAGTCTACAAAAAATTGTTGATATGCCATCCAATAATGCGGATAAACTTAAATTTACACAGAAGATGTATGCAAACGATAAAAACGGGGAACGATTGAATCCTATTGATGTAGAACAATATAACCTTCGTGTTGCTTACCAAACAGAAAATGATTTCAATATTTATTCAAATATCGCGAAAAACATTATCCAAAATTGGAGTGAGTCTAAGAAAGTATATCGTCTCATCAACCGTGTCCGCTTTTATCATAAAAAATATCCTGTATATGTTGATGTAAGTATAGTGAAATCATCTTCAAAGAAAAATAAACAATATGTGCCGCATTATACGATACAAGAATCTAATGTGTTTAACAATATTGAGAATTATGAAATAGAAATGGAAGTTAATAATAACTCTGTTGGTGTAGGTTCTGAATATGACACATCAGATAAGTTAGCAACATCTTTGAAGAAGGTTATACGCATCATCATGTCTGGTATGCAAAATACAAAATTCCCAATCACATATACCGAACAAAAAGAAATAATGAACGAATACCTATCTATGATCCACGGAAATGAAATACCCAAATATATTGCTCCCAAACATTTTATCGGTCCATCTTCTTATACACTACAAATTGAAAATGTAGTTGATGAAAATGAAAGCAATATACCAAACATTAATAATAAATATTGTGTCACAGATAAGGCAGATGGTGAACGTCGTCTTCTTTATATTTCGAAGATAGGCAAATTGTATATGGTAAATACAAATATGCAAGTAATATTTACAGGTACAATCACTACACAAGAAGAATTATTCGGAACGTTGATTGATGGTGAATATATCAAATACGATAAAAACAATAAATATATCAACTTATATGCGTGTTTCGATATTTATTACTTGAAAGGAAAGGATATTCGTAGTATACCGTTTGTTCTTACCAGCGAAGGAAACACAACCTTTCGTTTATATTATTTACAGCAGATTATTTCGACGTTGAAATTTACGCCGGTGATAAATACACTTGATACAAAATTACGGGTGAATGTAAAGACATTCTATATCTCAACACCAACGCGAAACATATTCACTTGTTGTAGCCAAATATTATCAAATATGGATGATGAAGTATATGAATATAACACAGACGGTATAATCTTTACACCCAACGAAATAGGTGTAGGCATTAATGAAAAGGGTGACAAAGTATCAAATTTCAAGGTATCTTGGACCCATTCATTCAAGTGGAAACCTCCTGAGTTCAATACAATCGATTTCCTTGTATCAGTAAAGAAAGATAACAGCAACCAAGACGAAATACATCATATTTATCAAGATGGTTCTAACCTACAACAAACAACACAAATGACTAAATATAAAACACTCACTTTGAGATGTGGATACGACCAAACAAAACACGGCTACCTCAATCCGTGTGAAGACATTTATCAAGACAATATGAATGAAAGTAAAGACAAGGATGACGAATCCAACTATAAACCAGTGCCATTTGTACCCACCGATCCATATGATGCTGACGCACATCTTTGTAATATATTATTGAAAAATGGTGTAATGATGACAGAAGAAGGTGAACCGTTTGATGAAAATATGATTGTGGAATTCCAATATGTGTTGGATAATAAAAAAGGTTGGAATTGGGTGCCATTACGTGTTCGCTATGATAAGACAAATGAACTTCAAAATGGTATGAAGAATTATGGAAATGCGTATCATGTTGCAAATAACAATTGGCGGTCTATACATTATCCTATTACTACACATATGCTACGCACCGGTCAAGACTTTCCCACATATTATCAAAACGCGGATATATATTACAATCGCAAGACGGGTCATTCGTATACACGTGGATTAAGAGATTTCCACAATTTATATGTAAAGAATAATTTGATTGGTAGTGTTCTCAATCCTGGCAATACCCTTATTGATTATTCCGTTGGTAAAGCTGGTGATATGTCAAAATGGATGAAAAATAAACCCAGTTTTGTATTTGGTATTGACATTTCAAGAGACAATATACATAATAAGATTGATGGTGCGTGTGCGCGATATATCAATAAATACAAAGAATCAAACAAAATATTTGACGCCTTATTTGTGGTCGGTGATTCCACATTGAATATCAAAAATGGCTCTGCGTTTGCAAATGAAAAGGACAAAAACGTATCAAACGCAGTATTTGGGATTTCACCCAAGGAAAAATTGCTACTTGGTAAAGGTGTGAATAAAAGCCATGGAAAAGGTGCTAATGGTTTTGATGTTGGTTCGTGTCAATTTGCTCTTCATTATATGTTTGAGAATAAAAACACACTTCACAACTTTATGAATAATATATCTCAAACAATTAGCGTTGACGGACATTTCATATCTACTTGCTACGATGGTCTTCAAGTATTCAAGTTATTAGCAAACAAGGAAAAAGGAGAAGGTGTTATATTGGAAGAAAATGATACAAAAATCTTTGAAATATCAAAACAATATGACGAAACCGGATTCCCAGACGATGAAAATTCGTTGGGATATAGCATTAATGTTTACCAAGAAACAATCAATAAATACTTTGTGGAATATTTGGTGAATTATAATTACCTTGTTCGTGTTATGGAAGATTATGGGTTTATATTATTGAGTGATGAAGAAGCCAGTCAAATTAATATGCCAAGTTCTTCTGGTTTATTCTCATCATTATATTCGCAACTGGAAAAGGAGAAAAATACTAAGTTTTATGGAAAAGCCTTGAATATGTCTCCAAACGAAAAGAAGATATCATTCTTAAATCGGTATATGATTTTCAAGAAGGTGCGAAATGTGGACGGTCAAAATATTATGAAAATGGCGATGAAAAATTATGAAATGGTTGAAACTGAACCAGATGATATGAGTAATCAACCACAGGATAGTAATCAACCACAGGATAGTAATCAACCACAGGATAGTAACACCACTATCAAAGATAAGCCCACTAAATCTAAAAAAACAGGTAAGAAACGCGTGATTTAAGCTACTATACCTTGTAAATCAATATAAACATTTTTTAATGTATCATAATAACGATTATGACATATTATCTTTTACCATCTTCGCAATTGACACTTTTCAATCAAATTGGAATTAAAATCAATGATGAAATTCCTGATATTTATTTATCTCATTCTCTTTCAAATTATTTAAATGAAATCAAAGAGAAGATTACAAACAACGAATTAAACTGGGATAATACAAAACGATATACAAATCCATATGAATATATCCATACTTTGATTCCAGAGAAAAAAAAATGTATTTCCAAATATAAACCTCTTTCACGTTCCTATTTTAAGATGGTTGAAATGACACATTTATTCAAACTATTGGAAAATTATTCGCAACCACCCATTAATACATTCCATCTTGCAGAAGGACCAGGTGGTTTCATAGAAGCAATATTAAATATTCGCAACAATCCTAATGATACCTATTATGGTATGACGATTATTGACAATAAACACGATGACAACATACCTTCTTGGAAAAAAAGTCAAAGTTTCTTGCGAAATCATTCAAATGTGGTGATTGAAAATGGCTCTACAAACACAGGAGATTTGTTGGATTTGCGCAACTTTGAGAGCAACTATGTAAAATATAAGCACTCTATGGATATTATTACTGCGGACGGCGGATTTGATTTTTCTGAAAACTTCAATCTCCAAGAAATTAATATACATCGTTTATTATTCGCTCAAATATGTCACGCAATTATTATGCAAAATTACAAAGGTAGTTTCATATTAAAATTATTTGATTGTTTCCGAATTGCAACAGTAGATATACTATATATTTTATCATCTTTATACGAGAAAGTGTATATTGTCAAACCACATACTAGTAGGTATGGAAATTCAGAAAAATATGTTGTTTGTAAATACTTCAGATACAATAAGCAACATCATTCAAACATACTCCATCAATTGTATCAAAAACTACACCAAGCAATGAGAACTATGGAAAATAATAAAACACAATATATTCATCGTTTTATAAAGATTGATATTTCGTCATTCTTTTTGAATAAAATTCAAGAATATAATGCTATTTTCGGACAACAGCAACTTGAAAATATTGCGTATACATTAACATTGTTAAAGGATTTCACAGAAGACAAGAAACATTCACTTGTGCGAAACAATATTATAAAGTGTATTCATTGGTGTGAAAAATATAATGTAAATTTTAATATTATACCTGGCATTCTCGTAAGATAAATTATTTTTTTTATCTATATAAAGATTCTATGTATATATAAGATATATACATAGATACACACTACTATTTATGAGCGAAACCCCTAAGCAACATATTTCTCTTGTCGTATGCGGTCACGTAGATGCCGGAAAGTCTACAACAACAGGCCATCTTATTTTCAAGCTTGGTGGTATTTCTGAGCGTGAAATGCAGAAGCTCCAAGCCGAAGCCGACCAACAAGGCAAAAGTTCATTCGCATTTGCATATTATATGGATAAAGACAAGGCCGAGCGTGAGCGTGGTGTCACTATCAACTGTACTACAAAGGAATTTTACACTGATAGTTATCACTACACAATTGTAGATGCTCCCGGTCACAGAGATTATGTCAAGAATATGATTACTGGTGCTGGATGCGCGGATGTGGCACTCCTTCTTGTGCCTGCCGAAGCAGGTGGATTTGAAACAGCAATCGCACGTGGAGATCACGCTTCCGGCGAAGTTCAAGGCCAAACACGACAACACGCACGTCTTCTCGGACTTCTTGGTATTGAAAAGCTTATTGTCGGTGTAAACAAAATGGACTCGTGTAATTGGTCGGAACAACGTTTCAACGAGGTCAAGGAAGAGATGACGAAGATGATTCAACAAGCCGGTTTCAAGCCCAAACAAGTTGCGTTTATCCCTTACAGTGGTTTCGCTGGTGAAAACTTGGTAGAACCCACAGACAAGATGCCGTGGTTCAAGGGATGGAAGGCAAATATTACCAAAGACGAAGTTATCGAAGGCGTAACACTCTATGATGCTCTTGAGAAGCTTGTTCGTCCCCCGAAACGTTTCCCTGACAAGGATTTGCGTATTCCTATTAATGGTATTTACAAAATCAAGGGCGTGGGTGATGTTATTACGGGACGCATCGAACAAGGAACACTCAACGCAGGAGATGTTGTCCGTGTTGCACCACGTGGTATTGAAAATCTAAAGGTATTCAGTATTGAAATGCATCATAAGAGTTGGCCGAGTGCTTCACCTGGTGATAATGTAGGTATGAATATTAAGGGATTGGATAAGATGAATATGCCTAAGGTTGGAGATGTTATTTCTCTTCAAAAGGGAGCTGTTCTTGAGCCGGTTGAAAGCTTTACCGCACAAGTAGCCGTCCAAGAACATCCAGGACAACTCAAACCTGGATTCTCACCTTGTATTCACGTAAGGACGGGTAAGTCTGCGTGTAAAATGACTGCGATTAAATGGAAGATGGGAAAGAAAACCGGTAATGAGAAATTGGATAATCCACCATTTCTTGAACGCGGTGAAAGTGCTGAAATTGTTTTTGAGCCTCAGCAACCTCTTTATCTTGAGAAGTTCGACGATTGTCAGGGTCTAGGACGTATTGCGGTGATGGATTCCAACCAACTTGTTATGCTTGGTAAAGTAATGGATGTCAAATATAAGCCTTACAAGAAGTAAATATACAGAATGCTGTAATATCATAAATATAATTTTATATTTTTATGATATGTCATTATTATTCATTATACACGTCTCTTAATTGTTCGTTAATATTTTTTTATCTAATTCATTACGTAATGTCAACCAACGATGGTATCTTAGTTTTTTTAATCCTACTGTGTTTATTTTGCTGTGATACATTTCGAAATTATCCACTATAAATTCAGCTGTATCCAATATATTATCAAATTTACACCACTGAACGTGTGGAAATACATCCAAATTATTCATCAAAATAGATTCATCTGATAACACAATCTTGTTTGCAAATAGTAATCGATCACAACGAATATGTTCGAATATATTGAAACATTCAAAATGGTGAACGTTAATAATCACTTTACATTTTCGTATTAATGTATCACGTTCTTTCCCCCAACCCATTATATTTATACTTGATATCTTCCTGTTTTGTAAATCATTCCATAATTTTGTTCGTCGATACGTTAATGATGAATTCACAGTATCAGATTGTTTTGGTAATGCATTAATTATACCTACATCGTATTCGTATTCATTTTCTTTATTATATAACTGTATTTGATCTTGTAAGTTGAATTGGTAAGGTAAATAAATAATTGGTTTTTTTATTTCTACACCATTATCTTTTGCATATGCTTGGATATAATTTATATTTGCAATACTGTAATCTGCTATTTGGACGTTTTCTTTAATTAAGTTCAATATATGGTTCCCACGTACTTGTTCTGATAACATCTCTACATTCAAATAGATGCATCTATTTTGCGATAACATATTGTCTATCACTTGTTGTTCTATATTATTTGTATGTAACCACATTTGCGTAAATACATAAATGCTTTTTGTTTGTAAATATTTTCCAATTGACAATTCGGATATGTGAATTACATCATCAAATATATTGAGCGAATAGATATAATCTTCTAATACCTTTGGAACACGGGTTTTATCATCTTCTAATGTTACCAAAACATAATGCATGTTATTATACATGAGTAATAATATATAATAACACAAATATATTTAATTGTTAATTTGTTTAAATAATATTTGCGAAAGTTGTGGGTACACAGCACGTAACTGAACCATTTGCATTGAACTTGGGTGTTCGTTTTAAAGGATAACCAATCTTATCCTTGATGGTATACCCATTTGCTGGAACACCATAGGCCAAGGCATTCGCTACGTTCTTGCCATAGGCATTTTGATATGAGTATGCTGAATCAGTGATTGAATTGTATTTTAATCGTTGAATACGAGAACTTGATGATACAGCACCTTGTTGACCGTATTGAGGATTATTTGGCTTATAATAAAGTGGAATATAACGGGTTTTGATTTTGGACTCTGTTTGAGACGAAAATACAACATTATTCAAATCTTGTGTACCTCCACCAATATTAATACTGGGATAATCCCCAGCACTAAATCCAATCGCAGTTACTAATTCGTTGTTTGAAATACGTAATCCAGGAACCACCGTTGTTAATGGTATAGTCCAAGTTGTAATTGTTACGCCAAATTCATCTTTTGGTAGTTCATAATTATTAACATCAAATATTGTATTATCCGCTGGTGTAACAACTAACTGCATTTTCTTTAACGAATGATTATAGAAAAGTCGTATTAATGTATGACGGACATTACCTACTTTTTCTACAATAAAATGTAAATTGCTAATCATTGTATTTTGTAAGACATTATTTAATTCAGTGTCATAATATTTACCTTCTGGTATGGTAACAGTATAATAATTACCATCTATCCATTGATATTCAAATATAGTATCGGATATGAATGTATATGTTTCACAATATGTTGTACTATTACTGGAATATACATTTTGGCTAGCGCCTGCTGTGCCTGGCACCACTGTATCATCGCCTTGGCGGACATAGAAATATTGATTTTGTTGATGGGTTCGCGAGCGACTTTCTAAATACTGTTTAGTTGATGAGTAAAACTTGCGATTATTCATTCCGCTGCTTCGCACTCGTCTTAAAGCATCACCAGATTTTGAGAACGGTAAACCGGCTACCGAACAAGGACTTTCACATTTATTTTCGTTATAATGAAAATCTACTACCTGTTGAGAACCGCTACAGTTGGATGCTTGTGAATTCACAATTGTAGCACCTGGTGTTTCCATCATAAAGACGCTTGCATTTATTTTTTCGTTACAGTTGTTTACATTTATTTCACGACGATATATCTTTAACGGATTTGCTTTAAATATATTGGATCCGGTAGGTTCGTTCTTCTTTTTAACACTTACTACTTCATTAAATGTTCGTCCCTTCCATTGAATAATAGATGTTGGCATTATATTATATATTTATACTATATACCTACATAAAAATGGATTTATTTACTAATATTTCATTCGAACAAATAATATTAATCTTCATCCTCTTCTTTTTTATATACATTATTTATGATTATTACATTGTTTTGGAAAGGCGAAAATTCATTCCATTTGTCAAATATATACAATAAACCATATATAGAATTTACACTATTCTATATATCGAAAATGATTATTACACTATATATGGATGACCTCAATTATCACTATATTGATTTTCTAGAATCAAAAGAAAACAAGATTACAAATGGTTTATTTACAAAAATCATCTATTCCAATTCAATATTCACAATGTCCGGATTATTCTTCTATTTCCCAATTAATGTTACAAATATAAATAATAACTACAATCGGACATTCATCAATTTTGATATCAATGATGAACTGAATAGCAAAATCATAAACTATTTATCTGTTATTGAGAACAATGTTCTGTCTATGTATAATTTTTCAAAAAATAAGGAGTTAAAATTTCTACTCAAAGAACAATTGCTATCTGGTTATATTAAAATTCATTCAGTTAATAATAATAATGATTTGAACTCTAAATATATTGTTAAAATCTCCGGAATATGGGAAAACGAAAAAAACATTGGAATCACTTATAAGATTATTACAATCAAAGATACAATTATTTACTAAATCTGTTGTTTGTATTTTTCCAAAATTTTATATGGTATTAGTTCGTTTTGATGTTCTACCAATTTCTTACAACATTTGTTGATAGTAACCTCACTGACATTACACGTGGTACGAACATCCTTCTTACTTATATTCAAATTACAGCATTGACTTACAAAGAATATTACACCTGACGCAATCGCGTGTGGAATATTGTTTGTGATAATGTCCTTCTTTTCTATTTTCTTAATAACAAATTTACATAACATCACCATTTCTTCGTTCATATTCAGTTTACTACAAAATCGGTCAATAAATGACATTGGTGTGATGGTAGACAAGGTTGTTTGTAAATCAATATCTTTATCACGCTCAATATTATTCAATATATTCACGGCCATCGAGCATCCATAGGTAGCACTTGCTTTGTCTAAAGCAAATATTTCCGCAATTTCATAAGCGTTGCGCGGACATCCATTCAAACGACACGATATATAAATAGACGCGGCCTTTATTCCGTCTCGATTTAATCCACGAAACATTTTCTGTTCCGAGACGTCCTTGTGGATCTTCATCGCACAATCAATGAAGATTTTGGGTATGCCTGCGTTATGTGCCATTGTTGTAATGAACTGAAATTCATCATATAATGCCTTTTCACGATGAGGCATCGCATTCCATTGCGTCCATTTGCGAATTTTCTGCATTTCAAACGATGATTTTCCACTTGTCATTACTTTACATCCAAACGATGATTCCATCAATAGTGGATTGATTGGATTTCCACACCGTGCGTGATCTTTTTGTGAACGATCATCGCTTCCATAAAACGACCATTCAGGGGAAAAGTCTAATACATCTTTGTGTATAATACCACATTCCTTATTCGTACACGTGGGAAAATCATGGTCCATTACCATCAACTCACTATTACATTTACTACATTTGTCGGTAGAACACGTTTCAGAAGGTTGTGATTTCGCACTCAATACATTTTGGTCGTTTTCAAAAATAGCCCATAGTTTTTCCTTTTGACTACTATTAATATCCTTCTTCTTTTTCTTTGTTTTGTTTAATTTCTGATACGATGCTATATGTGTATTCGCACTTTCTTGATACATAATAATCTTAACTTATATTTATTATTATGTATTCAAACTCATTCAATCAATTTTTTATTCTATACAAGTTATTAGTTGAACGATACCTTTTTCTCCAAATTATCCAGTAACGATTGGTCGTATACTAACTTTCCTTGTGGTTTATATTCTTTGGTAGAAGCATACTCTTTCTTAGGTGCTTTCACACTTTCCTTGGATATTCCACCATATAATAGTTGCTGTTCCGGGTCTTCTTCCTCTTCAACTTCATTATGCTTTGATTGTTCTATAATTTCTCCACGTTCATTAATTCGTTTACCTGTATCCTTTCTAAATTTATCTCGAACATAGGAAGGAATGAATTTCATCCAAGAGATATACAAATTGTTAGGATGGATATATTTCACTTCAAATCCGTTATCTTCCAACTTTTTTACCAAATATGATATACAATCCCCGTTATCATATAACGGTTCTCCAAATATGTATTCAGGAACATTATACCACAAGTACTTCACAGATCCAACATGACGGCTTTGAATTTTTATTTTATTATGAATACGATTCAACAATTTATTAAATATGGCAATCTGTTTCAAATCTTTCTTTCTGTTTTTTTCATATAATTCATCAATATCTATTTGGTTTTCATCATCTCGTTCATTTGGATATATAAAAGACATTATTATACTATACTACACATAATAATATAAATAGTTGGACTCATTTTATCTAATGAGCGTTCAAACATATAATTTCAAACATTTATTATTTGGACCTGCAGGACCGTATGGTTTGTCTTATTATGGATTTATTAAATATTGTATAAATAATGATATATTGAAAATGGAGAATATTGAAACATTACACGGTATATCAATCGGTTCCATATTATCTGTGGTGCTTTGTTTAAACTATGAATGGAATGACCTAGATAGTTATTTTGTTGAGCGCCCTTGGCATAAATCCATTAATTCGGATATATATACACTATTCAATTCTATCCAGACGTGTGGTATATACGACAGAAAATTTTTCAATACACTACTAGGACCTTTATTGAAGGGGAAAAATATAGATTTGAAAGTCACAATGAATGAGTTTTATCAACTGTCCGGTAAAAAAATATATTTATATGCCACAGAAGCACTATCATTGAATAGTGTTTATTTTTCACATGAAACTACTCCGGATGTAGAATTATTGGATGCTATCC